GCGGAGATTGGCTATGACCCGGCATTTGCCACCGATATCGCCGGCAAACTCTCAGAGAAGGGCTTCAAGGTTATTGAAATCCCACAGAACTATACGCACATGAACGAGCCGTGTCAGATCCTCGAGGCGCTGTTGAAAGCGAAGCGGGTGACGAGCGACGGCAACCGGTGCATGCGCTGGAATATTGAAAACGTTGCCGTCAAGAAAGACGATGCCGGGCGCATCCGTCCAGTGAAACCCAAGCGAAGCGCGAAGAAAATAGACGGCGTAGTTGCAACATTGATGGGATTGGCGCGATTGGTTCTTCAGCCTGAAGCCACAGTTTCCGTCTACAGCACCCCCGGTTATCAACCAATGGTCTTTTAAATTGAAAATCAACGCGACGATGCTCCGTGTCCGGTTGGCGATGCGGTCCGCAAAAGAACGGCTCGCCACTGCGGTTCGCGCCGGCTGGAATGCGACCGACAACAATGATCGGCTGATCTTCCCGGGTTTATTGTTCATTGGCGTTGGCGTCTACCGATTGAATCCCGCCTATGCCTTGATCGTCGTCGGCGCGCTACTGGTCTTGATGGGCCGTCCGTTACGGAATTGGTTCTTCTAATGGGAATTCTTGCACAGGCAGACCGGAATCGTTGGCTCGCGGAAACGCAAGACGACCCCGCATCGTGGAGAACCGAGGAAGGCTGGACACTCACGACGCCAATGTCGACGGCCGGCGTGCATGTCAGCGCGTCGAAAGTGTGGCAGATCGCGGCCGCGCAGGCCTGCATTCGAGTACTCGCGGAAACGTTGGCCTATCTGCCGCTGCAGATGTTCGAGTTCAACGGCGACGATCGACAGTTAGCGCGTCAACACCGGCTCTATGAGACGCTGCATTACCAGCCGAACTCCTGGCAGACGTCGTTTGAATGGCGCGAGATGATGATGGGCCACGTCTTGCTTCGGCCGGGCGCATATTCCCGAATCCTTCCTGGCGCCAAGGGTGCGATCGATCAGCTCATCCCGTTGCATCCGGACCGGATGACTCCAGAGCAACTGCCCGATCGGCGGATGGTGTACCACTACATCACGAAATCCGGAAAGCGCGAGACTTACACCCAAGAAGAGATCTTTCACTTAAAAGGGCTGTCCGACGACGGGATTGTCGGTATGGCGCAATTGAATCTGGGGCGCGATGTCTTCGGAACCGCCATAGCAACCGAGCAGTACGGGGCGAGCATGTTTAAGCACGGCGCCCAACTCGGCGGAATTTTGCGCAAGAAAACCTCGGGAACGACATGGGACAAAACCGCGCGTGAAAATATTGAAGCCAGCCTGCGTAAGTTTACTGGCTCCGGGAATGCCTTCAAGACCATGCTCCTCGAGGAAGATCTGGAATGGACCCAGGTCGGGATGCGCGCGAAAGACGCGGAGTTCTTAGCCTCCCGCAAGTTCAGCGTAACGGAAATCTGCCGGATCTTCCGAGTTCCGCCGCACATGATCCAGGACCTCGAGCGCTCCACATTCTCAAACATTGAACATCAGTCGCTCGAGTTCGTCGTGTATACGCTGGGCCCGTGGTTGGTGCGTTGGGAACAAGCGATTCGCAGGGATCTGATCCTGCCTTACGAGCGCGATCGGTTCTTTGCCGAGTTCAACGTGGACGGGTTGTTACGCGGCGATATCGTCAGTCGATACACCGCTCACGGTATCGCGATCGAAAAAGGCTTCAAGACACGCAACGAGGTTCGAAGAACGGAAAATCTGAACCCGCTGCCCGGCCTTGATACGCCGTTGCGGCCTCTCAATATGGGCAACGGTGCAGAAGCGCCGCCCGACGAATCGTCCCCAGGTCAGCATCGCATGGGGAATTTCATTCGAATGGCTGCGGACCGACTCGCCGTAAAGGAAATGACCGCCGTCCGGAAAGCCATGCTGAAACAAGACGACTTGCCGGCGTGGCTCGAGGAATTCTATTCCGGATTCGCGGCGGACATTTCCAACGCGCTGATCATTCCTTATGGTCCCGCGAAAGAGTTTGCCGAGGCGGCCAAACAGCAACTCGTCCAGGCTGGCTCTGGAGCGTCCGCTGTTTTGGATGGTTGGGAAAAGACACGCGCGGCCGCCTTCGTCGTTCTCGGTTCGATGAAAGGAGATCCTGTTCATGCTGGTTAAATATTCGCGAATCCTGCAGGCCGTCTATAGCGCCGTCTGGGCAATTCAACCGGAGAAGCTGGATCAGATCGTGGCGTTCCTCGAGTTCGCTTCCGCCGGCGGCAAGTACTCGGCCGAAGAAGTGGCCGAACGCATCGGGATCCGCGCGGAGGCGAAACCACAGCCCAACCCGCAAGCGACCAGCATTGCCGTGATTGCCATTCGCGGAATCATCAGCCATCGCGTTTCCATGATGGACAGCATCAGCGGGGGCGGCGGAACCTCAGTCGAACAAGTCACGAAATCCCTGCGGACCGCGCTCGCCGATGAAACCGTCAAGGCGATCCTTTTTGACGTCGACTCTCCCGGTGGTTCCGTTTACGGAGTCGATGAGCTCGCCGCCGAGATTATGAAATCGCGCGGACGTAAACCGATGGTTGCGCAGGTCAACGCGCTCGCCGCGTCCGCGGCCTATTACCTGGCTTCCGCTGCAGATGAAATCGCGATGACGCCCAGCGGTGAAGCTGGTTCAATCGGAGTACTCCTGCGTCACTTGGATCAAAGCAAAGCCGCGGAGATGGAAGGCGTAAAGGTCACCTATATCCAGGCGGGCGAATTCAAAACGGAAGCCAATCCCTTTGAGCCATTGAGCGACGAGGCGAAGGCCTATCTGCAAAAGCGTGTCGACGAGTACTACTCCATGTTCGTCAAGTCCGTGGCAAAGGGCCGCAACCTACCAGTGGCGACCGTGCGCAACGATTTCGGCAAAGGCCGGACGATGGGCGCCGAGGATGCGCTGCGTGTCGGAATGGTGGATCGCATCGCCACTTACGATGAAACGCTTTCGCGACTTGCTGGACGTCGGGGCGCAACCGTGACCCAGGTCGGAGCCCGCGCGGAAGAAGAAAGGCTCGCGGCTGAGCAGCTTGCTGACATGGAGGCCAAAGCTCTCGCCGGTGGCTACCTTCAAATCGCGATTGATGGGCCGCCCGACGGGGCCGAGAACCCTGCTCCAGTAAATCCAGTAAAGGTCTCGCGACTGTCGGAACGCCGCCATGTGGAGATTCTCGGCTCCTAACACGCAACACTAAATTTATATACCGGAATAACTACCCCTAAATTCGGGTGGTTCTTTCCACAAATCAAGGTCGCCTTCGTGGCGGCCTTTTTTGTTGCTCGATTTTCGTTTGTTTGAGGCGTGAGCGGTTCCGGCTCGGTTGAGTCCGGCGCGGTTCACGTAACGCAGTCAAGCGCACTCCGTTGAGCAGCGCCGTCCTGCCTGTCTATCCACGTCCTCAGTCGTAAACAACCCGTTTCGCGCGAGAGCGCGGAGCACACGCAGGAGTTTGTCTAAATGACTATCAAGGAACTTCGACAGAAAAAGCACGATCTGAAAAAGAGCGCGCTCGACATGATTTCCGCTGCCGGCGAGAAGGAATTCACCGCTGAAGAGCAGACGAAGTACGACGGCATCAAAGCCGAAATGGAAAAGTACGATCGTCTGATCAAGCGCGAAGAAGAACGCATGGACTTGGAGCGCGAAGCTTCCGGCGCGGCGTTCGATCAGCGCCGTGCCAACGGCGGCGTTAGCGTTCACGATCGTTCCGAGGACGACCCGTCCGGCGGGTTCAGGGATCACCGGGACTTTCTCGGCGCAGTGATGCAGTTTGCCACCGGCGAGCGGATCGATACGCGCCTTCGTCGTTTCAGCGCTCGCGGCTTTGTGGCCACGCAAGGATCCGACGAGCACAGCGTTCTTTCCGATCCGAACGGCGGTTTTCTGGTTCCGGTATCGGTGATGCCGGGAGTCCTGACGGTGACAGCCGAGCAGGATCCGCTCAAAGATCGGGTGACCAACATTCCGATGCGTTCGCCGATCGTTGTGATCAACGCCCGCGTGGACAAGGATCATACGTCGAGCGTTTCCGGTGGATTGGTTGTGACGCGCCGTCCGGAATTGATCGACGGATCCGCGAGTCGGATGAGTTTTGAGCCCATCAACATGGACGCGCGCGACTTGTTCGGCGGCGCCTTCGCGTCGGAGAACATCCTGAATGACTCACCGGAGTCGTTCCTGGCGATTCTCGCGGCGGGTTTCGGCGATGAATTCGCGAACAACTCCATCCGGGAGCGCCTGAGCGGCAACGGTAACGGTGAATTTCTCGGCGTTCTCAACGCGCCGTGCACCGTGTCCGTCGCGAAAGAGACGAACCAGGCGGCCGTGTCGATCGTGAAGGAAAACATCGACAAGATGGCAGCGCGTTGCTGGAGATACGGCTCCGCTGTCTATCTGGCAAACCACACCACGCGCCCGCAGTTGCGCAGTCTATCTCAGGCTGTAGGCACCGGCGGTGCGCCAGTTCCGTATTTCACCCAGGTCGGCGACCAGGAATACCTCGATGGCCGGCCGATCTTCTTCACGGAACATTGCGAAGCCGTCGGGACGGTTGGCGACCTGGTTCTCGGCAACTGGTCGGAATATCTCGAAGGCGAATATCAGCCGATGCAGTACGCGGAATCGATCCACGTCCGGTTCATGGCCAACCAGCGCGCCTTCAAATTCTGGAAGCGCAACTGCGGTCAGCCGTGGTGGAAAGCAGTATTGCAGCCAAAGAAGGGAGTAACGTTGGCTCCTTTTATTACTCTAGCGACGCGAGCATAATCCGACGCATGCCGAGACAGTCAATTCAGGGTGAGCGTAATCCCAATTACCGCGGAGGCGCGGCGGCGACGTGTGCTGTCTGCGCCGCTCCGGTATGGGTGAAGGCTTCGCGCGTTGGCCAGCAGCATCGATACCACTGCAGTAAGCAGTGTGCCAACATCAGCGCTGCCACATTTACCGGATCGGCCGTTGCGAGATACTCCGGCGGCCCCGAGTTGCGTAAATGTGCGGCGTGTGCGGGACCATTTACCGCTACCCGCAGAGAGATCAACCGTGGTGGCGCGCGTTATTGCTCCAGACAATGTGCGGCAACAAGTAGAAGCACCCTCGGGAGCATCAAATGTTCGGTGTGCGGCGCGCAATTCAGGACGCGAAAAAGAAACGGAAGATATTGCTCATACGCATGCAAATCCGCGTCCCAGCGAAAATCGCGAACGCCAGCCGAGCGCCTTCAGCGGCGATTAAACGGCACGATGGCATCAATGATTTACGTTGCGCTGAAGCATACCAAAGCCGGAAAGCGCTGGGAGGCGCTCGCTGGTTACACCGTCCACGATCTAATCGCTCACCTTGAATCCAAATTTCAGCCCGGCATGGGCTGGCACAACTTTGGCGAGTGGCATATCGACCATGTCAGGCCGCGCGCCTCCTTCTCGTTTTCGTCGCCCGCTGACCCGGCATTCTTGGAGTGCTGGTCGCTGAGAAATCTTCAGCCGCTGTGGGCAAAAGACAACCTCAAGAAAGGCGCGCGCCTCACAGTGGCCGCGTGACACAGGAGAACGATTATGCAGAGAGTGAGTTTTGAAAAACAGATGATCTCGGTTATTGAAGCGAAGGACTACGGCTCCGTCGGTGTCGATGGAGATTCCATCAACATGGCGCTGTTACGTCGCATCGCTTTCCAGTTTTTGTTTGGTGCCATTACCGGCAACTCCATCCTGAAGTTTTATGCCGGAGCAACGGCCGGGGCGAAAACAACTGCACTGGCCTTCAAGTACCGCTTCGGCGGCGGCGATTTTAAGGCTGCGTCGGCCGATATTCTCGGCGCTGAAACCGACGTGGCGTCCACCGGGCTGACCCTGACGGCGGCGACATTTGACCACCGGCAAGTAACCGTCGAATTCGAAGACGTGGACATGCCGAACGGCAAGCCTTGGCTGACGGCGGAAATCGACTCCACTGCCAGCGTAATGCTCGCCGCCTGCGGTGGAATCGGCGCTCCGCGATTCGCCGGGCAAACTCCACCGACAGCCATCTAAACAACAAACCAACCAGCAGAACCACTGCTTTGAACGGAGGCGGGTGGAAACGCCCGCCCTTCGTATGGAGGAACCATGCCTGTAACCAATGTGAAGTCTCAATGGGTCTCCGGAAATCTCGTGTTTTACGACAAGAATGGTGCGGAGATTTGCACCATTGATGGCAACAGTCGGCAGATGACATTTCCGTCCGGTTCAGCGCTCGCGGGTGCTGGCGTTGTCGTCGCCTCTCCGGATAACGTCACCATCGCGCTGGACGGCAATAACGCCATTGCGGTCGTCGCCGGAGTCTACCAAAAGCGCGTCCGCGCCTCGGCGTCTCAGGTGAACGCGGGATTGGAATTACTCGCCGCGGTCGCGGGGTACAAATACCGCCTGATCGATGTAACGCTGATTGCGATTGGCGGCAATGCCGCGACAGCAACGTCGGTCGATATCCTCGCCACGCAGGGCGCGGGCAGCGTCAAATTGATCGCAGCGGCAGTCGCCGCCCTCACGCGCAGTGCGGTCGTCAAGCCCAACAGCGCAAACGTGACCGTTTTGACAGACGGCGCATCGTTTGTTGCGAATGACGTGAACACCCCAATCACCATCGGGAAAACCGGATCCAGCTTGGCAACAGCCTCGGACGTCGACGTGATCTTAACGTACGCCATCGAGGTGTAAAAGTTACCCC